ACCACGACCTACACCAGCAGCCAAAATGGTGTGCCAACCATCATCGTTCATCTTGCGAACAAATAATGCTTCAAGAACCTGAAGAGCACGACCAACGATATCCCAGCGAGCATCCCTAGCATACTTGAGGGAGAAGTCGATAGAGGAACCAACTTCATAGGTTGGAACCATTACGAAATCGCCTTCAACATGTCTTTCAGGAATACGACCCTGAGAAGGAATGGTATAAGCTACAAAGTCCTTTTCAGAACCTGGAGCCAAGAAGTCCAATGGGAACTCTACAGAAGTTCCTGGCTGGAAGTTAACAGCTTCAAAAATCCCACCGATGGTATCACCGTTGAGAATACCCTGTCGCAAAGGAAGGGTCAAAGCTTTTGCTAATTCCTTCTGTGCTGCACAAGCAGTTTCAAACTGGTTGTTACCAGATTGACGAAGGAGTTCAATCATTTCTGGGGTTGGCTTTTTCATTTTACTTTCTCTCCTTTATTAGTTTGGAAGCTCAATGTAAACTTTGGCGTAGCCATTCTCATCCTTCTTGCTGGCAAAAGTGCCAACCTTTGGAGTAGCTACTTCACCACCAGTTGCAGAAACGGTAGCGGTAAGCTTGCCGTCTGTGCTCAAGTAAGCATCTGCTCCTGCATTGATAGTGCCAGGGCTTGCAACGATCATGTCGGTTACAACATAACCTTTGCGAAGCAGAGGAGCTTTTTCACCAATAACTTGCTCATCCTTATGGAAGTTACGATGATAGCGGGTCTGGTCAATGTTAACAAAGTTTGCAAGACTCAAACCAGCTACTTTGTAACCAGAAGGATTGCTAACAAGAGAAGCAACGCCGGGGGTTTCGATACCAACACCAGATGCAGCAGTACCATAAACAAGGATAGCACCCTTGGAGTGTACATCGTTGCAAACAAGCGAGATATCGGTTTCAAGAATGTTACGATCAGGTTTCAGAGCCATGTTTTTCTCTCCTTTTACTCTGTGGCCGATTTTTCTAAACCAAAATACGATGCAATCTGTGACGCTACTTGATCAACATCAGAGTTACCTTCAGAAGTAGCAAGAGCAGCGTCCAACTTTACTTCTGCGGTATCCAAAGCGGAAGTAGAAGCCTTTGCTTCCGCAGGATCTTCTTCAATATTGTCTTCGCCCATCTTGTCTTCACAAGAAGGCTTAACTTCAACTTCAACTTGAGCAGCTACGCCAGCTTTCTTATACTCTTCCATTTTCTTCTTCATATAGTCACCCTGCATGGCAACTACGCTAGCAAAAGCTTCGTCAGCAAGAGTTTCCAAAGAATTGACTACAGTAATAGCCTCTTCTTTTGGCATGCCCATCTTTTCCATTACCATAGAAAGACGGTCATTGGTTTTCTTTTCTTTCTTCATATTGTTGAGTTCACTCAAAGCTGCTTCATAAGTAGCCTTAAGATCCTCATACATCTTGGTTGACTCAGCCATTTTCTGAGCCATATCTTCTTTTTCTTTCTGCCACATTCCAGCTTCAGCAACATGATTCTCAATGTTCTTATTAGCTTCTGCTAAAGAAACATTAAGAGTTTCAATTTGCTTCTGCATTTCGGAAATTTCTTGTTCATTCATAGTGTTAATCTCCTTAGACTGTACTATCTCACTTAAGACATACCCCGAATTAGACTTAAATGCTTCGGTTTCTTTAAAAATAACACTCTCAGGATTAGCTGGTTTACGCACCAACCCCTTTCCAGAGAATGTAATATTTCTTAAAAGTCTTCCAATTTTTAAATTATTATAAGTTCCGCTACCGCCATAAGCCCTTAAATGTTTAGTTAAAAATGCAGTATCTTCATTTCTTGCTACAACCTTAGAATTAACTCCATCTATAACTGCATAATCAAAATTACTAAACAAAGCTTCCATTGATACAAACCATTTTCCTTGTGCAATTTCATCAATAATTTTATTCATCATTTCCTGTTTAACAGGATCTTCCCAAAATTTATACAAAACAGCAGAAGTGGTAATATGGAATTTATTTGGAAGTTCATCTACAGAAATATCTTCTGGAATAAGATTACCATCGGCAGCGATTGCTTTACAAGCTGTAATATGACCAATTATCTGACTTTGATCATGTTCGTAGTTAAAAGGTTTATCTTCTGGAGTTGTGCGTGAAACCCAAATTTCTGCACGATCAAACACATCATCATTCTTATTCCAACCAGTAGAAACAAGAATTGATTTTAAATAGAAAAGATCAATTTGATCTTTGTTTTCTGCTACAGCTTTAAATGTCTTACATTCAAAAGGATCGGCAATTTCTACGCAAGAAGCTGATGTAATTGAAGCTGTAGAAAGAATTTGTTCTTTAAGACCATCTTCAATTTCTGCTTTATAGATCGGTAGCTTGTTCATCTTTATTCTCCGTTTGAAAATAAGCCATAAGTCTGGCTAAAAATAATTGCTGATGACTATCTACTACCACATCACCATCTTTTATGCTTGCTATTCCTTCGTCTGTAAACATCTGAAAACTAAATTTATATTCATTTAAAACATCTTTATGAATAAAAATGGCACTAAAGTCATCAATCTTTGACTTACCAATTTTTAAAACTGCTTTAGAAGTATTAGTATCAAATTCAATCACTATTTTTGACATTAATATCTCCTAAAAAAATACACCGTAATCTTTTAAGTAATGTCATTGATCCTTTTATAAATAAATTAAAAGTAGTTTTTATATTAGCAGGTTTAGCAGGGAATGCATCCATTTTTTCAGAAATATGCCTGTGTGTAAAAACTATTTCATTATTATTTGATAATGTAGTTATACCTCTATATGAATAACATTCATTATACCAAAGTCTTTCTAAAGTATCTGTGCATTTTAAATCACAGCATGGGGGCCAATACTTTTTTTCTTTGCATACAGAAAAACAATTTGTGTGCCATGCTTTTGATATGAATCTATTTATCCAAACAAAGTTAACTACTTTAGCTCCATTTTTCATTTCTTGATCTATTAAATACAATCCATATTTACTTATACAAATATCTGAAGCTAATACTATGCAATAACAATCATCATATAGACGAAAAACATTTTCTAAGCCAAGTCTTATATTTTGAGATTCAGAAAAGGTTGTGCCATAAGCACCAGAATCTGATGGTAGTTTATATCTATAAATAACATGATGAATTATTTTTTCTTTTAATAAACTATCTATAAACCATTTTCTTGATGGTTCTGGATCTGCCCAAATTAAAACTATAGAAGGTTCAGTTTTAAAAAAATCCTTTTTATCATAAATATTTTTTAATGACTTATGAAGTTCATGATACCTTCTATGCAATGTTATCAGTATCACAGGCTTCATTTGGAATCTCATCGACTCTAAATATAGCAACAGAGGAAGCTTCTATTTTTCTTCTAGTTTCAGTATTTGGTTGAACGCCTTCTTTATCTATATAATTCTTTGTTGCAATACTTAGTATTGTTTTTATTCTAGAAGGAATTTCCATTTTGTTTGAAATAATTTCGCCAACAAGTTTTTTGTCAACAATTTGAAGTGGCTTAAGTTGACATAAAATATGAAACTTAGTTTTTTCTAAACTTTCAAATTCTTGAGAAGATAATTCTCTAAGGTTCTTCTTTTTAAGTGAAGACAAATAGGCAGCATTTACATATTCAGATATAATCTTTTGTGATGATTCTGCCCAAGACATAGCTTGAACAAGTTTGGCAGCAGTTCTTGGTCTTATTTCTTTTTTCTTTCTTTTTTCTGAATCTTTAACTCCAACTGGTCTGCCTTGTCCAGATAATCCAGCTTGTTCTTCGTTAGGACTATTATTTTGAGTAGAAGGAATTGGTTCTTCAACATCTCCTTCAGATGCTAACTCTATGTCAAAATCTTTTGGGGTCATGATGCCCATTTGAACCCACATCTTCTTGAGGTCATCAATTCTTTGTGGATTATGCCAAGGGCCAGCTTTTTGAGGAAGTTTTCCACTTTCTCTTTTCTTCATCTCACGCTTTCTGCGAACATTTTCAATTTCTGGAATGAGATCAAATCTTTCTTGCAAAGCTTCTTCGCTAATAAGATCACGATCCATAAGATCAATAAGTAATCGTTTTTCAGCAGCTTCATCAGAAAGTGTATGCTGATCAAATACAATTTGAGCAGGAAGTTTAAAGCCCATAGCTTGTTGAATAAGCTTTATTTCTTTATCCCAAAATGCAATCAATAATTGACGACCATAATCTAATCTTTCGATTAAAGTCCTCAAACTGATGTAGTTATTTGAAAAACCTTGCCCAACTGGTAATCCAGTAAGAGATGGTGGAATACCAAGTCCAGCGAAGATGGCATTTAATATTGGTTTATATTTTTCTTCGCCTAAAAATTGTGCTACATCAGTTGAGGTTTCCTTGAAGTCTAACTCTGGACCCCAAATTAAATCTATAGATCCTCCACCAACATTGTTTAGCAACATATCTGCTAATCGGCCAATAGCAGTTTCTGTTGGTAAAATCTTATGTTCTAACGAGCCAAGTTTCCAAACACGAATATGACTAACAGCACCATCTAAAGCAGCAAGATCGGCAAGCTTCATTTTCTTGAGCATCATGAGATCTTCAAGAATAGAATAAAGCATTGGCTTTGCCCAAACTTGCCAATCATCTCTTTTATAATAAATAGCCACAGTTTTATCTTCTGGCAAAGGAACTACTTTACCACCATTTGTAGTAGTTACTAAATTTTGAAGAGATATACCAACCATTACCTGTTTTTCAATTTCATTCTGTGGATTTTTTAATTTTTTGCTAATGCTATCTGGAATTCTAACTCCATATCTAAATGAATTAGGCCCAATAAATGGTGCAAGCTCTTCACCAAAAACATCTATGGTTGAAGGATTATAAATTGTATATCCCCAAGGAATTTCATTCTTATTTGATTTAATTGGATCACCAACAGGAATGTCGGCAGCAAGACCTTTTTGTAAATTTTCTACATCAGCATTTTTTAATTTTGCTGTACTTCTTTTTATAACCACATTTCCTGCTCGATAAAGCATATTTAAAATACGCTCAGTTCTTTCAGCACCATTAATTTTTGCAAACCATTCTCTATAAAAATCTTGTATTTTTTCATTAGGATGAACAAGGTCAATGCCCTGACAAGCAAACTCTGCCATCATATCTATTACATTA